TCGCATATCCCGTCTACCGCCAGTTTTGCAGGCAAAAGAGATCGGAAAAATCGAGGTCAATTTGACTTCGAATCCGCCGGTTAAGAAAACCTCAACCGCGCCCGCACCTCTTGCTCCTGTCACGGCTACCCGGTCAAACTCAGGTCCACGTTACGACACGGCAGATCCCCGATCTATCAAGTCAATGTCAACGTCGGAATGGATAGAAGCGGAACGGCAGCGTCAGATCAAGAAGTGGGAAGCGCAGAATCGGAGATAAGGTATGTCTAATTCAATTCTTACGATTGACATGATTACTCGCAAGGCTCTTGAGATCCTTGAGAATAATCTTGTCCTGACGCGCACCGTCAACCGCCAGTATGACGACTCTTTCGCCGTTGAAGGCGCTAAGATCGGCTCGACCCTGCGTATCCGCCTGCCCGACCGCGCTCTGGTCACGGACGGCGCTGCGCTTCAGGTTCAGGACGACAACGAACAGTACACGACCCTGACCGTCTCCTCGCAGAAGCATATCGGCGTGAACTTCACGACCGCCGAACTGACGATGCAGTTGGACGACTTCGCGGAACGTGTTCTGAAGCCGCGTATTTCGCAGCTCGCCGCCAGCATCGACGCTGACGTTGCGAACTCGTTCAAATACATCGGCAACTCGGTCGGCACGCCCGGCACGACCCCGGCCACTTCGCTGGTTCTGTTGCAGGCGCAGCAGAAGCTGAACGAGAACGCCGCTGTCATGCAGCCGCGCTACGCGACGGTCAACCCGGCTGCTAACGCCGCGCTGATTGAAGGCATGAAGGGCCTGTTCAACCCGGTTTCGGCCATCAGCAAGCAGTTCAAGAACGGCATGTTCGGCGAAGGCATCCTCGGCTATGACGAGCTGAATATGTCGCAGTCGATCAAGCAGTTTACGACTGGCTCTCGCGCCGGCACCGTGACGGTCAGCACCTCGGTCACGACCGAAGGTTCGACGACCATCGTCCTGACGGGCCTCGGTTCGACGACGATCAAGGCCGGCGACGTGTTCACCATCGCTGACTGCTACGCCGTCAACCCGCAGACCCGTGAGTCCACCGGCTCGCTGTTCCAGTTCGTTGCTCTGGCTGACGTTACGGCGTCCACCACGGCTTCGGTCACTGTCCCGGCGATGTATTCGGCTGGCCAGGCTCTCGCCACGGTCGACGCTCTGCCGGTTTCCGGTAAGGCTGTCACGTTCTATGGCTCTGCTTCGACGCAGTATCCGCAGAACCTGATCTATCATCGTGACGCCATCGCGTTCGCCACCGCCGACCTGCTTATGCCGCAGGGCGTCGACATGGCTTCGCGTCAGGTCCACAATGGTATCAGCCTGCGCGTCGTGCGTCAGTATGACATCAACAACGACCGCCTGCCGTGCCGTATTGACGTGCTGTATGGCTATTCGGTCATTCGTCCGCAGATGGCTGTCCGTCTGTGGGGCTAACATTAGAGGGGGCTTCGGCCCCTTCTTCTTCTAATTCAAGGAGTTAATCCATGACGACTACTTCGAATGCGGCGTATCCGCTTGAGACGTTTGGCCCCTACAGCGGCATCCCGAATGGTGATGGTGGCTATCAGTATTCTGCCGGCAATCGCACTGAACCGCTGATGCTTCCGCAGGGCGCTCCGGCGGCTCTGACGGGCGCTACGGTTACGGTTACGGCGGCTAATCTGGCGGCGGGCATTATTACGGTCGACTCTGGCGGCACGGACGCGGGCACCTACACGTTCCCGACGGGCGCGCTCATCGACGCGGCGTTCCCCAGCGTTGCTGTCAACACGGCTTTTGACGTTGTTATCATCAACGTCGGCGACGCGTCGCAGAACGATGTGACGTTCGGTGCTGGTTCGGGCAACAGCATCGTTGGCAGCGCGGTCGTCATCGACGGCGCGACCACGCCGTCCTCGGCTATCTTCCGTTTCCGTAAGACGGGCACGGCGGCGTATTCGATCTACCGCATCGCGTAATCACGGGAGAAGGCAATGCCTAACACTAAATCTGTCGGTGTTGCCTTCTCTGATCCCGAACTCGTTGCTGGCACGACCATCACGGGTGCGACGATCAGTGGAGGCACTATCTCCGGCGCTACTTCGGTTAGCGCGAGCGACATCACGACGACCGGCGGTCTTTATCTGAAGTCGGCTACTGTTGCGGCGGCGGGTTCTACGCAGGCCAACGCGGCGGCTGTTTCTGACGGTTTTACGCTGGTTTCGGCGGCTGACGGCACTAAGGGTGTCCTTCTTCCGCCGGCGGTTGCGGGTCGCACGGTCATCCTGAAAAACAATGCTAACGCTGTTTTGAAGGTTTGGCCGGCTTCTGGAGACGCTGTTAACGCCATTGCGGCGGACTCGAACTACGTTCTTGCGGCTTATACGTCCTCGCTTTTGGTGGCGTATGACTCGACGACCTGGTATTCGGTCCCGCTTCTGGCGTCCTAATTTAATCCTACAGACGGGCTACGGCCCGTCTGGCCCTTACCATAGGTGAAAAATGGCCCTCATTTATTTGCGTCATGAGCGTCATGGCGTTAAGATCGCCACGCTAGAAATGGAAGCCGAAGCCGACGAAGAGAACGGCTGGGAAAGGTTCGATCCAAATGACGACGACGGCGGGCGATCAGATCAACGGAGCCCTGAGACTTCTGGGCGTCCTCGCAGAAGGCGAAACGCCCTCAGCGGAGACATCTCAGGACGCGTTGACAGCGCTGAACCAGATGATCGACTCGTGGAACACGGAGCGTCTGTCGGTCTTTTCAACGCAGGACCAAACCTTTCTGTGGCCGCCAAGCGCTCTTAGCCGGACGCTTGGCCCCACCGGCGATTTTGTCGGCAATCGTCCGGTTCTGCTAGATGACGCGACTTATTTTCGCGATCCGCAGACCAATGTGTCTTACGGCATTAAGTTCATCAATCAGCAGCAGTATGACGGTATCGCTGTCAAGACTGTTACGTCCACATACCCGCAGGTCATTTTTACGAATATGACCTACCCAGACATTGAAATGTTCATTTATCCGGTGCCGTTGCGGCTTCTGGAATGGCATTTCATTTCGGTCGAAGAACTGACGCAACCGGCTGTTCTGGCTACGCCATTGACGTTCCCGCCAGGCTATCTGCGGGCGTTCCGTTACAATTTAGCCTGCGAAATGGCCCCTGAGTTTGGCGTTGAGCCGTCCGCGCAGGTGCAGCGCATTGCCATGTATAGCAAGCGCAATCTGAAGCGCATCAATAACCCGGATGACATCATGGCGCTGCCATACAGCATTGTAGGCACCCGCCAGCGCTATAACATCTACGCCGGAAACTACTAATGAAGACGCCGATCCTTGGCTCGTCTTATGTGGCGCGTAGCGTAAATGCGGCTGACAACCGCATGGTCAATCTTTTTCCTGAGATCGTGCCTGAAGGTGGCAAAGAAGCCGCATGGCTTCAGCGCTGCCCAGGGTTGTCGCTTATAACCACTGTTGGCACCGGGCCTATCCGGGGGCTTTGGGCTTTTGGCGGCTATGGCTATGTCGCATCCGGATCTGAGTTTTATCAGATTGACACCGAATGGAACGCCATTCTTCTTGGCACCATTTCTGGCACAGGCCCGGTTAGCATGTCCGATAACGGCGTGCAATTAATCGTCGTAACTAATCCTGACGCATATATATTTACGCCCAGCGCCAATACGTTCGAACAAGTTCTGGACCCTGATTTTCCCGGCGCGGTTACTGTCGGGTTCATCGACGGCTATTTTGTCTTTAACCAGCCGAACAGCCAAAAGATCTGGCTTACCGCATCTTATAACGGCTTGTTAATTGACCCGCTCGACTTTGCCAGCGCCGAAGGTTCGCCCGACAACATCGTGTCTCTGATCGTCGATCACCGCGAAGTCTGGATCTTTGGCACAAACACTGTCGAAGTCTGGTATGACGCTGGCCTGCCAGATTTCCCGCTTACCCGTATTCAAGGCGCGTTTAACGAAATCGGTTGCCTAGCGGCCTATTCTGTCGCCAAGCTGGACAACACCCTGTTCTGGCTGGGCGCTGACGCGCGCGGTAACGGGATTGTCTACAAGGCCAAAGGCTACACTGGCGAGCGCATCTCGACGCACGCCGTTGAGTGGCAAATCCAGCAGTATTCGGATCTCAGTGACGCTGTGGGCTACACGTATCAGCAAGATGGTCACGCTTTTTATGTGCTGAATTTCCCCAACGCTAACACGACGTGGGTTTACGACGTGGCGACCGGCGCGTGGCATGAACGCGCGAGCTGGGTCGACGATCAGTTTGCGCGGCATCGCAGCAACTGCCAGATGAACTTTAACAATAAGATTGTTGTCGGTGATTATGAAAACGGCAACATTTACTATTTCGACCTAGACAAATATGACGACTATAACGGCGTCCAGAAGTGGTTGCGCTCTTGGCGGGCGCTTCCGACAGGCGAAAACAATCTTAAGCGCACGACGCAGCATAGCCTTCAGCTAGACTGCCAGACTGGCGTAGGTTTGGACGGCACGACGCAGGGCACTGACCCACAGGTCATGTTGCGCTGGTCAGATGATGGCGGCCATACATGGTCTAATGAACATTGGAAATCAATGGGTAAAATCGGCGCGTATGGCTACAGGACGATCTGGCGGCGTCTTGGCATGACGCTGAAGATTCGTGACCGAGTGTATGAACTATCGGGAACAGATCCGGTTAAGATTGCGATTATGGGTGCTGAACTAATCTTGAGCCCCACGAATGCCTAATATTACCAGCATCACACCTCCGCGTGTCCCGCTTACCGATCCTCGAACGGGATTGATTACGCGCGAATGGTATCGGTTCTTTGTTAATCTGTTCACGCTGACGGGCAACGGCACCACCGACGTGTCGCTACAAGACCTTCAGTTAGCGCCAAATAGCATGACGCCTGAAGTATTGATGCAACTTAATGATCTCTACAATGAGATTAATACGCAGACTAGAAATGAGCTGGGCACGCTATCAAGCGTAAACCAAGATAATGTTCGGTATCTGGGCTTTCAGACCG